ATTGTGGACCTGGGGCTCGTTTGTTTATCTCTTCTATAATCTTTCTGCGATCTACAACGCTAAGTGCTTGCACTTGCGCCTTGCTATACACAGGGTTCTCTCCTATGCGTACTAGAGTGTTTTCAAGAACGAGAGTACTTAATTCGGCAGAAGTTTTTTCTGCATTGTTAATCATCTCTCTTTGAACTACTCCATTAGGAAGTTTTACTGTGTAATCAACATTCTTACCTTTAACAATAAACACTCGATCATTTACAGGGTCAGTAAGTATCTTCGTCTTAATGTCTGTGTTGATATCAACTTCAACTAACTTCTCTTCGCCATCTGCAAATACAGGTATCTTTACTGTGTTTCCAAAGGTAGCCTTTAAAATTCCAAGTAGGATGGCATCTCTGTCGCCTATTAAAAGTTCATCAAGCAACTTCTCAGTTGCCGCTTCATTACCAATCTTTACAGTTCCTAGTTGTAGGATTGCTAAGACTGCCTTGCCTAAGTTATTAGTTTTAGAAATTACCTCTTCATCTTTACCTGTGAGTTCTCGTACCTCTGCAGTTCTGATGACCTCCCCAGCGGCATTTACATAGCCGCCAGGAAGTTCAACAGTTGTATCTGAAGGAGATACGATCTCAGGCATTCTTTCTTTTGGCGCTTCAGTTAACGCCTTGTTCAACATCTGGTTTGCTAATGCGGGATTAGCCGCTGCACTAATTGTGTTCGTCATTGTTATCCTTTGTTAGATTATGCTGGAAACGCCGCTGCGTCTGTAGTTAGGTTTGCTGCCCAGTTAATGTTAAAGCCCTCATGAACCAGAGTCATCTGTTCCACAAGTAAAGCATTATCGCCAGCGTTTAAGTCTGAGTATGCTACAGCAGTTGGCCAGCAGTTATAAACTTCCATACGCATTGCGACATGGTCAGTTGCTGATGGACTGTTTTGAGGAGTCTCACCTGCTGATGGGATTGGGTGTGATAGAACCTTGATCTCTAGATCGCAACGGAAGTTTTCGTTTTTACCACGAGTTGTTCCTCCGCCTTGAACTGTTGCAAACAAGTTTCTCATCCATTCCCAGTTTTGATTAGTTCCAAGAATTACGCCACGTTGCAATGTAATAGGAGCAAATGTGGTTTGTCCAGGAATCTGGTGAACGGTAGTGTTGTATCCACCTTCACGGTAAGGAATAGAGTCGGTTGTAACCGCCATTCCAGAGATCGATGTAAACCCAAAAGTAACTGCGTTAGCAAGATTGTTAGTCGCAGTACTAGTTGGTGCACCACCAACACTTGTTAATGGTTTAAACGTAACTAAGAACCTAAAGTTACGTAATGGATCGGTAATTAAATTTGACCGATTATTAATGATTGTAGGCATTTATTTATTATCTCCTTCGGGTTAGTTCAGCGTCTTTTGGCTGAGATCGATGACGATGAACTCTGCTGGATATTGAAGAGCAACACCAACTTGAATGTGAACTTCGCCATTTGCAATATCTGCATCGGAGTTGTTCTCTGCATCACACTTTACAAAGTATGCCTGTGCTGGAGTTGCTCCACGAAGGCCACCTTGATTGCGATACTCATTTAAGAATGATCCAAGAGTTGTGTTTATACGTGCCCACAGTCTTTCATCATTATTTTCAAATAGTGCAAACTCTGTTAGGTTCTTTAGATTCTTGCGAATATAAATTAAAGAACGACGCATGTTTACATACTTGTTTGCAGTTCCATCTTGCTTTAATGTACGAGCACCCATCACAGAAAGTCCAGCACCAGGAATTTGGCGGATTGGATTTACTGGAGATGTGCTTGCATTCATTGTGTCTAACTCTGTAGATGTAAAAGATCTTTCTACTGAAACAATTCCTAGTACTGGAGTTGCGATACCAGCAGGTGCTTTAAACACACCACGGCTTGCATCGGTTGATAGGTATAGACCTACAACAGCACCAGCAGGTTCAATCTTACGAAGTGCTCCAGAACTACGTCCTAGTGGATCAGAGATGTAGACATTTGGGAAGTAAACAGCAGCATTGCTTGTGTCTGCCAGAGACCCAGCAAAAGAAACAGCATTTGCTACTGTTAGATCTGGATCAGTTCCAAGAACAACAAAGCCGTTGTTTTCTTCTGCCCAAGATGTTGCAGCATCAATTACTCCAACAGTTCCAGATGCAAGTGCATTTACAGCAGGTAGGAACAAAACTAATGGACGATCAAAAGAGGTAAGTCTTTCAAACACAGAATCCGAAGTTCCTTTGTAAGCAGTGTAATCGGTTGCAGCAGTAGCGGTTCCATTAGAACCACTTGTTAGTGGATAAGTGGCTGCAACAGGGTCTGTTCCAGATAAACCGTTTGCTAAAACTTCAATCTCAATATTTGGTGAAACAAGGTTAATTACTGTTTCAGCAAAATCGCTAGAAGTTGCGTCATCAAATACTATATTTTCATATCTCTCTAATAGTACATCATCAGAAATGTCATTAGCAACACCTGATTCTTTATACAGTGTCAGAGTAAAGGTGCCTGATACAGAACCTGCAGTAACAACAACTCTTAAGTTGTTACCATCTGTCCCTGCATTTTTAGATGTAACAGTTGCAATTTGTGCAGAGCCATTAATAATGTTTCTTGATGCAGCAACAGCGTCAGCGGCAAGTAGGCGTTGAACATATAGTTCACGTCCACCGTTAGAAAAGAATGAGCCAACTTGGAAGGTGGCTGGGTAGGTTGCGTTGTAACCTCCAAAGTACTTGGTAAATTCATACCAAGAAGTAACAAGCGTTACTGTTTCTGGGCCTTGTGCAAAAGGTGCAACAACTGCGCCAGCAGCATTTGCAGTAACTCCACTTGGAAGTACTGGTGGTAATAGGCGTTCACTGATGTAAACACCTGGGCGGCTATAAGCCATTTTTTCTCCTAACTAGTTTGGGGGAGGGACCTTATGGTGCCGATTGAGTGTACGAATCGATGGTAGTGAACTGAGAGCGATCTATGATCTGACTTCCAGTTGTACCTGTGACGTTAACTTGCAACACTTTGTACATCTGTTTATATGTTTCAGCCGCAATCTCACTTGAGACACGGACTGTTATTGCATTTACGAATAATCTTCGTCCTTGCTCTGTAATGTCTCTCTTAGAGATATCCAGAACATCTAAGCGGCGAGTAGTGCCGAACACAGTGTTTGGTCCTGTATCTAGGACAGCAAACCTCAAGGGAAGTTTTGAGTAAAGTAATTGCGAAAGAATTTGACGGTCATGACGTGGTTGACGAGAGTAGGTAGTAACTTGATAATCAATGTTTACAGGTATTGGGTAGTTAATTTCCCAGTCATGCTCATCAGTATCCCAAGCAGTGTTGGTTCCAATAACAGATGGATTAGTTAAGTACGCTGGCTTTACCTTGCCTCTCATGGCACGGGAAAAATCTTCGGCAATATCAATCATGTCAATTGTGATGTATGGATAAGACTGTGCTCTAATTTCTTGATCAGGTTGTCCAAACCAGACTCCTACCTTTCGGGTAGTTCCTGGAGTGGCAGTTCCACCTGATGCAACACTAGCAATGTTGGCATTGGTCTTTTCATATTTAAAAGTAGTCTCACTTGGTATTAAAGTAATGTTGTAAGTGCCATTAAACGGGGTAGATGCTCCAGCAATAGTTACAGTATCTCCCACCTCAAACTCATGCGGTGCTGATGTTGTAATTGTAACTACGTTAGACAGTAATGCCTTATTAGTAATTGTTTTGACGGTAGCAGAGGAAGCCTTCTGATCTGTTACTGTCATCTCCTTTAAGAGATTACGAAGTGCTTCATCTTCATCTAATAAGAATGTCATAGGTAGCCATCCATGTGGCGCATAGTACGAGCCATCAAGAACTTCTCAGCCTCATGCTGACGGTTATTAAACCGACGCATTGCAGCAGTTGGGTTTCTATCTGGAGTTCCATACTCAAGGTTTAAAATCTCTGCCTTGTGATCTGGGTTGCCATGAATAGTAAAGGCGCCATCAGAGTGACGAACATGCAGATTCCGCACAATGTTATCTGGCCAGCCAGATGCTCTAGCCTCTGATCGTAGGTGAGCACCCATGTAGCGAGTGGTTTCCATACTGGCTTTGTTTAAAGATTCTCTGGCTTTTTTAAAGTATGTCACTTCTTTTTCTTCGCCTTCGCCTTTGCCTTTGCACCAACGTAGACAGCCCCTGCAAGATAGGCTGCGGTTGTACCTGCAATTAGCGATGCGATAGCGGGACGTTTTTCTTGAGGGCGGAATCCAAACACACCCCGAATAAACTCTTCACGTTCTTGCTGATTGTTCATTTCAGCAACTTGTTCGTACCAAGGCTTATAAGCCATAATAAATAACCCCTTTATCGCAACCAGTGGGAACTGTAGTCAGGCACCGCAGCGGTGTTCTGATAAAGCAAGGATATAAGAAAGGCCCTCTAATTGAGGGCCTAACTTTTGTTTTTTATACTACTTTTTTCTTCTTCTTTTTAAGCGCCTTAAAATCTGCGCCAGTAATTTTCTCTACAGGCTTCGCTGCTCCTGCAATCTTCTTCTGCTTAGGGCTTAGTGACTTCTTCATTTTTTGTCCTTCTTCTTAGAGTCTTTTTTCTTTGTCTTAGCATACTTCTTATTAGCAGCGGCCAGAGTCTTCATGCCATGCTTGTTCTTAGGCATCCCACAGCCACAGGTAGCACACATTACTTCTTGTCCTTCTTCTTAGCCATCTTGATGTCATTCTTTTTAATCTTACCTTTATTTGGACCCTTGCCGTACTTTGGGTGAGACTTGTCTCTGATACCGCATCCGCATGTGGAACACATGGTCTTTCTCCTGTCTATCTATATTTTGCTGCTTTTGCAGCAATCTTTTTTGGTTGTTTTACAAACTGCTTACCAGCCTTATTGCCTTTTGCTTTGGCACGATTGGTAGCAGCCTTTTCTGAAGGAGAAAGAGAGTCCCACGCCTTATCTGGCAGGTAACGCTTCTTGCCTTTAGATTCTTTGCCATCTGAAGTGCGC